CTCTCCATCCTTAAATAAGGACGCCTTAATGAATATGTAGCACTACTTAATAACTTTCCAGTCCCTAATCGTTACTAAGCAAGATCACACATATTCATGATTGAAGACTTATTGTCTTCGTTGAAGGGCGAAGAATGATTCATATTCTTCGTATAGAGGGAATCTTAAATTCAATTTAACTTTCTTAAAAGCTTCCCTTAATAATTGTATTTCATGCTCATATTGAATTCTGCCATGTAAAGCAAATTCCATTAAAGCATTTTGCACATTTTCCTGAGTAGCAGTACGCACTTGCTTACCACGTACCCAATTGCACATATCTCGAATTGTATCAATTAAGAGTGGTGCTGTAAAAATTCCACTCTCATTCTTTACAAATTTACGTTTGAGGAAGTTGATATCTCCCAAACTACGGTATGGTATACAGAGTCCACTCTTAGCTTCATCTGTATAAGTCAAACCAAAAGTACTTAATTGTTTTGTTATTGTAACTTGGTTATACCAATCTATAACTGTTGGTGAAATGTTTAAAACATTATCATCACCATATGTGGCCATAGATACATGATCGGTAAAATCACACATAAGAGGCAAATTCTCTTCTCTTTTAGCTAATAAATAAGCCATTCGCATAACAATTTGATTAAATATCGAATTAATAATTACAGTAAGAGGGTTTCCAGAAGGTTGTGCGTGAGTCTTTTGTAAGAGTATTCCATCTACTGAGACAACACTATTAACGATTTCTTCAAATAAGACATTTCTTACTCTGGCATTTTCATCACCATCATCGTACCACTGATTTATAATATCACAAATTTTCCATAAAATTTCTTGATGTAAAGAACCATCAAAATTTGAGAAATCACCAGCGATTACATGATTGCCGTACCTTGATAACTTGATACCTAATTTGTTCCAATCATTAGAATATACGTTAGTTCCAACACAAACTTCATTACTTATTCGATTGCGCATAACGCTCTCTATAAATCCTAAAAAGTATTGTCGAACTGCTAAAGTATAATCCATA